TACAATATCTTGCCAAATAATTTTTACTCTTTTGTATTTAAACTTTTTCGTACCAAGCACTGTACAGATCCTCTAATGTTACTTCATTGTTGGTTACTTCTAAGATTTTCTTTACCATATCTGGGTCCGGAAATCTTTTAACTTTAGCAGTTAAACACCACCTTTGAACTGACGTGCCGGGATTTTGTACACCTACAATGCCAAGCTCAAGTCCAAAATTATAGTAGGATAAACCTTTCTTTTTGCGATATTCTTCAAGTGTCATAAGTCCTTTCTTTATCTAATTCGTATCTATATATATTATATTATTTTCTTTACAACAAAAAAAATATGTGTATAGATGGTGGAAAACTAAAGGAACTTATGAAACTCAGAGAAAAAACAAAAGAACAATTAATAGAAGAAGCATTTGCAATATTTAATGGTGGTGATGGATTAGATCATTGGTCCTATACTTCAACCTCTACACCTTTTGCAAAAAATTTAATTCAATATACTTTCCCGGAAAAAATTAGAAGAAGTTGGTCATGGAGATACAAGCCTAACTTTGGCAACCTTGTAAACAATACAGTACAAAGATTGATTGCAGATGTTTTATTCAAAACAAAAACTTCTGTCGCTGCAGAATGGGACCGGGATTATAATGTTTGTTTTAATAAAGAGCTAGAAGAAATTAATAAAAAAGATCCGGTAGATAAAAAAGATGAGTATGCAAGAAAAGAAATGGTAAGTTATGCACACGATTGTATAGGTATTACAAAAAAAGTAGTGAAAGATTTAGTAGGAACTGATAAATTAGTTTGCGAAAAATATGTTGATCACAAAGAATTTACCATGATCAAACCGATAACCGGTAGAGTAGATTATCTGACAGAAAAATTATTTATAGAATTAAAAACAAAACCACCGAATGTTAGAAAGGTTAAGAACAAGGATGAGTGGTACATGAGTACACAAGAACTACCCACTGAACCTGCAATAGATAACCTAACACAGACTTCATTTTATTATATGACTACCAAGAAGGTACCATATTTAATTTATGTAAATGATAAAGATCATATCATCTTTGATCAATCGCATGAGTTAATGAAGAAAGAACATCTGGAGCATTTATACTTTAAGATGGTTGAAAAGATTATACTTTGGGAACGTATGATTATGTTTTGCAAAGGTAATCTGTCTGAACTTGCATTGATGTGTGAGCCACCAGACATGAATCATTTTTTTTATTATAAAGATTTAGCTCCGGAACAATTACAATTAATAACTAACCTATGGGGAATAAAAGCATGAGTAAAATAATAGTAGTATTGTTGTCTTTAATAATAACAACAAGTGCGTTTGCACACGAAGAACCAAAAACCAAATTAGTATTTGGTAAGAAGTGTACTGTAAATAATAATACAATAGTTACTTCTTACGTTTGGAAAGTACAAAAAAATTCTAATTGGCAAAAAGATATAAACAAAGAAAACTGTGAAAGGAAAAATGACTAAAAAAAATATATACCAAAAATTACATGATGCTTGTTTAAGCGCAAAAGGTGTCAAGAAAGGTGCAAAGGCAAATGGGATGCACTTTAACCCATTATTACATGATGATGTACAAGCAACTGCAACACAAGCCTTGTTAGACAATGGTTTGTATGCAACTTGTAATTATCTGACAGAGATTGTACCAAACATAAAACAAGTTATGGTCGTATGTACCATGCGAGTTTATGATGTTGATGATCCAACGCAACATATACTTGTTGATGGGTGTTCAGCATTTGGTAATCTTGATAAATTTGGAACAGGTAATGCTATGTCATACTCAAGAAAGTATGCGTTTTTAAATTTATTAAATCTTAAAACAGGTATCAAAGATGAAGATGGTTACGAAGCTAAACCATTTGAAGAAGATTCTACAGAGCAATCTGTCGAAGAACCTACATATATGGATGATACTATAGATGTAGAAGAAATGAAACGTGCTTTGAAAGCAACTAACTCTTTAGCTGAATTTAATGAAGTTAAAGATTTAATTAGAAAGGATGTTGATTTTCTGATGAGAAATAATTTACGAGCATATAGACAGGTAACAGATATTGCCGAAACTCGTGAATTACAATTAAACAATGATCAGCAAAGCTGATGATAACAAAGGAGAAAACAATGAGTGAAGATGTAGTATGGTGTAATCTTGTAAGAAACCATAACAAGAATGAAGCGAAGCAACCGGATTGGGTAGCACCACCAAACGAAAATGCACCAGAGGGAAAGAAATGGACCAAAGGTGTGAAGATGGCAGATGGTAGTTGGTGGAACCAGTGCGCTTGGGATGAACAGGATGGAGAAGGGAATGTTGTTGGTATAACTGTCAAGATTTCACCACCTACTTCCAATACTGATAAACCTGCAACTGCAAATAAAGGGTTTCAAAGCAAACCTAATTATGGTAATAAACAATCATATAAGTTTTAACTCCTAGGTTTAACTTATATCTAGTCTTGGGGGAGTTTTTTCTTTCTAGTTCCCTTTCGGTAGTTTTCTTCCCCAAGACACCTCTCTTAATATGGACAATAAAATAACAGATATAGATCAAGAGATTGAAAAAAAAGTTATCAATGATCGAGAGAAAGATTATGGTAACTATCAAGAAAATTTTGTAATGTTAGCAGAAATGTTTACAATTATCTTGGCTGGTAATTTAAAGAAACGAATAAAACCACACCAAGTAGGTCAATTAATGATGGCTCTAAAACTATATAGATCAACAAAAAATTTTAAAGCAGATAACTATTTGGACCTTAGTGTGTACAATAAAATGACCAGAGAAATACACAAAAAAGAGGTTGCCAAAAAGGATAAAGTATGAAAAAATACCGAAGAATTATCAATGGAGAATGTTCATTCGAGATGATTGAATTATTTGATGATGTAAAGAAGGCTGCAAACAACTCCAATAGTGGAGAGCTTGTAGAATGTAAGATCAAGAATTTGAAGATTGATTTTACAACAGTAAAAAAGGAGCATGATGGAACAGATCAGATTGCGTCTGCAGAAGCTAAAGGATCTTCAAGCGAAAAAACATGAGGAATATTTAGCTGCTAAGAGAGAGGTTGAGCAAAAGCAAAAAGATTCTTTTGAATTAATCTGGAAAATTGAGCAGACAAAAGAAGAATTAATGAGAACATAAACTTATTAATTTAATTATTAAAAAAAACTGAAGGAAAACGTAGGGGATCTATGACCAAAAATATAAATCAAGTGTACGATAATCATATTAAATACTTAAATCAAAATGAATTTATCTATGAAGTTAAAGCATCATACGATTTGTTAAGCGAAGAGAAAAAGAAAATTTATAGACTTGGTTTTATCAATGGCTGCAAAGAAATGCAGGAGAGAAAAAGACCGGTCCAAGTTGCGCCACCAAATAAAAAGATTGTAGGGTTTAGTTTTAAAACACCGAAGCCATCTGATGTACAATCAGTTATCAATAAAGTTTGTATTCACTTTGAAGTTCACAAAGAAACATTGATGGGTAAGTCAAGAACATCAAGCATAGTCAGAGCTAGAAATGTTATTCATAATTTATTATTTGAAAAATATAATATGGGTCTAACAGATATTGGTAGATACTTCGGACAAGATCACACCACAGTTTTACATTCAATAGAGATGAAACGAGATCAAAGAAGATTTTGGTCCCCGGAAAAAACTTTGTGGCATGAGTATGAAAAAATAAAAGAAACTGTAGCAGAAACTATTAGAGAATAATAGTTATGTTCTTGCGTAGTTAGGTCTTTTATTTTTTCTAGTTTTTCTTTCAGCTTTCTTTTTTCTTGATACTGCAGCAGCTCTCTGACTTGCAGACATGGACCTAGCTTTAGCAGCAGGAACACATTTGGGATAGTTCTTTCTTTTTTCACCTTTGCTTCTACCACATTTAGGAAAACCACCACCCTTTTTTCTGTTGGCTATATCTACCCAGTTTTCAGAAGTCCATTTTCTAAGAGACATTACTTTCTTTTTTTTCTTGTACCTTTAGGTTTTATTCTACCACTACATACACCAGCAGCGTACATATTTGCATACGCTGATGGATATACTTTAAACTTTCGTTTAGCGGCAGCTTTACCTTTGGCACATAATTTAGCCATATCTTTTCTTTCTACTCTTTCTTAACTTTACAAAGTCAGCTCCTGTAATGCGATCTCTGGGTTCGGCTACACGAGCTATCTTCATTTGCTTTTTACTATATTTTTTTTTACCTTTACCTGGCATTATCTTTTACCTTTCATCTTCATGCCTTTTTTCTTCTTATCCATTTTCTTTTTTTTACCCATAGGTTTCTTCATCTTTTTTCCATAGTGTCCTGGCATTGTTTCTCCTTTTTTAAGTTACAATATTTATCAAAACAAGAACCATCTTTACCATCATGGCAAAAATACTTCTTACTTGCAGTTATAATCCATCCACCCATAGTGTTCAATAGTTCTTTTTTACACCATGTGCAATATCCACAGATAAACTCTCTGTATTTACTTTTGTTCCAAGTTTTTTTTCGTTTCATTTTTTGTTGCAAGAATACAACAGGTGTTGCAAACATACAATAAAATCTGCGACACTATGTAGCCAAATTGGTTATTGAATTAAATATCCAAATAGGATATTATAG